GTTATGTAGCATGTGGTGTTGGTTTACCAAGAAAGATATGATCAATGCCAATGATCAGGAGAATGCTGATGGCTCACCTGCTAAGCAGATTGGTGAGTTTCAGTACACACCAGCTACCTTTGTCGGGTCTAATGGCGACTATCATTATTTCCGTGAGTCGTCAACTACCGTTGGTTGGTCCGGGGCGCCTGTCATTGACAATGACACGTCAATGGTTGTTGGTATCCATACGGGTGTTACCTCGTACAATGGGCAAACGTGCAATCGTGCGGCCAAAATTGGCTGTGTGGCTTTAAACACAAAGCCTACGGGTCCCGCCCAGACCCAGTAGGCCCATGTGTTCGGGCATTCTACCGTGAGTTTTTACCTGAGTTTACCTGGGAGGATACGTCTTTTGAGAAATTCAAAGAGATTTACTCGGATGTGTTCGCGAAGGCGGGCTACACAAATTGCCCGACTCTGGATTTCACGTATTTGCGTTTGGTGGGGCGTGGTAAGAAGACCATGCTCCGGGATGCTCGTGTCAGTCAAACTGACAAATTTGTTGAAGACTGGATTCAGAAAACGCACAGGAACCGGTCTGATTATGATCATTACGCACAAACTGATCCCGACCTGTATGCATTATGGAAGGATTTCAGCAAGTATGATAAGCCACAACCAAATGTCGATGAGGATAGCTTCGCAGAAGCGTGTGAATTCATGCACAAGGCCTTTTTCGACTTTTGCCCGATTCTGGCGAGTGGACTCATGAGCAAGTTATGGGTCTTTCATCTTGGGACAATGAAACCAGCCCTGGTTATCCCTGGAATCTCGCCATGAATGATACCAAGCAGTTCCGTGAATACATGGAACATTACTTACCCACTCTGTATGAACGCTTCGTTAACGGAGAGGATGTGTACCCAATTTGGAATGTGTCACCTAAATTTGAGATTCGCAAGCGTACAAAGATCTCTGAACGCAAAATACGCTCATTTACTGCCGCACCCAAGCATTTCACGTACATCATGCAGAAGATGTGCTCGGATTTCAATCAGAAGTTCTACAATGCCAACTCGCAGACATGGAGTCGAGTTGGCATGAGCATGTTTCATGGTGGTTGGAACAATCTTATTCGGTCTTTACTTCGTTTCCTACTTGGATATGAGTATGATGCGACCCAGTTTGATTCTTCACTTTTCCAACGCTTATTGCGTGCTGTTTGTGATTTCCGTAAAGTCTGTCTTGCTCATGGAATGGAGTGGATGGCTCCCCATCTTGATAGATTATATGATGAGATTATTCAGAGTGTGTGTGTCATGCCTGGCGGTTTCTTTTTCATGAAGGGTTCTGGTAACCCATCTGGATCAGCCAACACCGTTGTTGATAATACCCTCATTCTTTTCTTGTTGTTTGCTTATATTTGTATTGAGGCCTTCAAACGTGGAGGTCGTGTTCTTACTTATGAGCAATTTATGACGGAAATTCGTGCGGCTATGTATGGTGATGACAACACATTCACCATGTCAGAGGAGATGTCGAAAGTGATAACACCCGAAATCGTTGAAGTCATTTCGTCCGAGATCGGGGTCACGTTGCGCAACGAGTATCCTGAGCCACGTAAGGCTAGCGATCTCAAGTTTTTGAATATGCGGACACGCAAGGTCGGGGATTACTACGTTCCAGTCCCTGACACCGACAAAATGCGTGGTTCCATTCTGCATAATGACACTGACCATGTGGAGCGTTATCTTCGCCTTTCTGGCTTGAAGATCATTTGTTTCTGGAATGAGGATTTGATGAAGGATATCAATGAGCTTCTAGCAAGCACAGGTGCATGTTTGAATCAATATGCCTTGGACTTTTTC